AACAGTCTGTTGATAATTTTGACAAGCAAGCCCTCTTTGACAGGGCGAGGCGGCTGAGCATCAAGGACGGGAACGCGGGTTTGCGGAATATGATCTTCATCGGCAGGCATCCGTCGCACAGAAAGAAGGCGGCTCACAGGATAACGCTGGACAGTCACTGCATCTGACTGATTGCCACCAAGAACTTCAAGGTGAGTGCCAGCTCGATTGACGAAAAACCCCACATGACCCCGCCAATCGTCGGGGCTATTGCGCCAGAAAACAAGAACGTCTCCAACTTTCGCATCCTCCAAACTAATCTCTTGGCCCCATTCAAGATAGGACCGCGCGTTCAATGCTCGGGTGGATCGAAGCCCAGCCCGTTCTAACATGGCTCCGACGAATGCCGCGCACCACGCAGTCTCATCGTCCTTAACCCAACCATGCCCGACGTCAGCAAAGAACTGCACAACGCTTGGATTGTTCTCAGGCCCGCGTAGCTCGCGCAGACCCTTCTCTTCCGAGGCCATGATGTAGGCTTGGCGCTGTAGTTGGTGCATCTTCATTTGCCGACCCTCGCTATTAAAGCCTTAATGTCGTCCCTAATCTCGCTAAGCATCTTGTTGGTTTCTTCGCGCGCCTCCTTAGAGGCATCAAGGTCTTCCTTGCGCTGGTTCCAAAGTCGCTTGATCTCTTTGGTGTTCTCCACAGAGCGTCCTTCCAGCCTGATAAGCCACACAAGAAAACCCACGAAGCCCGTCACAATCGGCCAGTATTGAAGGACAGTTTCCATGCTATCTCCTATTAAAGCCAAACCCGCGTCGGGCTGGTAATCGTATGCGGGTCGATAAGCGACACGCCCTGCATTATACGAACCATCCATCTGCTAGGGCGTCACCGTCGCCGCCTGTCTCGTTGACAATGCGCACGAAGGTCTCGCGGTCTGCGTCCAGAGGCACAACGGCTTCCTGCGCTGCCCAGATATCATAGGGGCCTTGGGACTCATCCTCGCCCGTGGTGTGGGCATAATCCCAGTGAACCCGAATGACGGGGCCGATCACTTGGTATACGGGAAACTCCCAATTTGCTTCTACTTGCATGGTTGTTGTTCCTTTCATCAAAACGCTAGCCGCGCGGAGAAAGTCCGATTCGCAGCGCCCGCACCATTACCCGAATTCAAGCAGAACCCGCCCGCAACCGCGCCATCAGCCGCGCTACCGCCGACACGCACCACCCGCGACGCCGGCGCGGAAGCGTAATGATAATCAGTTAGGTATGTCGTAGATGAACCCCCTGTATTGTCCCCGCTCAGAAAATACGCACCTGTATTCAGTATGTTCTGAATGTACCCAGAGGACGTAGGGAATCCAGAACTCAGCAGCGTATAGCCAGTCGTAGTTCCATCAGCAAAGTCAGTATAGTCGTTAGTCACATGGACGTTACCAGCCGCACCCTCGTTGACATTTATACCGTCTGCCCAAGTCCAGCAATTGCCATACCAGTTTTCTATTCCGCGATATGACATAAACGCAGTGTCGCGTGTGGCGCTGGATGCGCCCGATGTGGCATCAGTTGAGGCGTTACCAAGCGAGTTTGACTTCCCGGCCACAGAATGAGGACTGTCTGTCTGACTGGAAGACGACGCAAGGTAAGACGCACCCGTATTCCCGGCCCCAAGGTTTGTCTGTGTATCGAAGTCAGCGTATTCTGCCAGATATAGCATCTGGACAGCCGACCATAGCGCGAAATCCAGTTGATGCCAGCCAGTGCCGACGTTCTCGGCCAGTGTTCTGCACTCGTCCCGCGTGACGCCCACCAGAGGATACACGCCAGACACCGAAGCCAACTTGTCATTGACGAGGTCTAGGTTGCCAGTCATGTCGTCAAGGTTCAGGCCAGATTTGTAAGTGCTGTCTGTTGCGTCCAGATAGCAGGCGTCATAGGCACTGATGTAGCGGTAATCAACATCAACGCCCGCTTTGGTGAAGGCGGGGTGCAACTGATAGCCAGTCAGCGGAAGCGTCCTGATTTTCCAAGTATTTTGAGTTCCGACCAAAGTGTGCTGAAAGTAGAACTTCGGAATTTCGACCATGACGTTGCCGTCAGTGCCGTCAATGTTGGCCGCTGATCCGTCAGCTTTTTGCGTGCTGTCGGAAGGATTGAGGTAGTAATTGACAGACCCGTCAGCGTTTAGAACGCATCGCTTCATGTCTTCCCAAGGTGTATGCAGTCCCATGTTCAGGCTCCGTATGTGCTTTGCGTGTAGGTATCTGCGCTGCTGTCCCAAGTGACGATAGAGGCGTCTTCGGCGGCAACCGCACGACGCTGCCCAAAGGGGCTGCGGATGCCGCTCAGGGGAGAAACAATCTCACGCATGGCTCAACCTCCAATTAAGAGTGCGAAACCATGACTTCGCCGCCGATAGGCGCGTAGACGTAAACGCGGGTCGCCGAGATGCCAGGGAACAGGTCAGACAGTGCCGTGTTCAACTCGCCTTGGCCCGGATTGTATCGGATGGCACCAGCGTCATCGGTCGGAGCCGTTGCGCCCGCCGTACCGGCGACAAGCACGTAAAAGCCGCTCGTGTTCTGGAACGTGATCGTTGTCACGTCCGCATCGGTCAGCTGCGTCCAAGTCTTTGCCGGGATAATCTTTGTCGTGTTCTGTGCCATGCTTTACCCCATTCATTTAGGCTGTGGCAGGATGATCAGGCCATAGGCTTGGCCCGCATCCTTATTGAAGATGAGCCGACCTTAGCACGATCAGACTCGATTTGCAGCGCATTAAGCGATTGTTCCAGCAAACTTCCCCAAACTTGGAGCTTGCTGTCGTCGTCAAGATACGGCGCCGCCTCAAGAAGCGCCCCGTAGAGATACACGTCGGGCGAGTTGGTCAGGAGCCAGTTCGTTGTGTTGCTATCCGACAGAGCCGGGATTTTTGCATAATATGTTAGCGTTCCGCTGTAAGACGTGTCAGGCGACGGAATGATTTGAAATTGATTGCCTATCATGGAAAAGAACTGAGGCCGCGCATTGCCGCTGCCAGCAAGCCTTTTTTCCTCGGCTGCTTGATCCGGCGTCACATACTCCAGCGTTGTGATCGGAGACGTTTCAAGCTGGAAGCGGATGTTTTCCAGCCAATCGGTCGGCACGTCTTCATATTCTGCGTCAATCGTAAGGGTCGCACGCGAAACCATCCGGTAATCCCGAATCCGCCGGTTGAACTTGGCCTCAGCCAAGGCAATGAACGACGGGATGACTGAGGTCAGGTCAGTGCGTATAAGCCAATCAGCTATGGCCGACTGCAACTCGCTGTAGGTCGTGATGGCCATCAGACTGTCCCTTCGCGCGTCCTGAACACCCGGTTGTCCCCGTCATTCAGCCATTTCTTGAGCGCAACGGGATCGTCAGCGATGCCGCGCCGCTTGAGGTCATAATACACGCTCAACGGAATAGATGCGACCCGGCTCATGTCGCCCCATTTCGTGCGCTTGTCGGTCATGTTGCGATGGCGCGCGTTGCTGGCGTCGAGGTCAAGTTTCTGCTCGGTCTCGATGACATACTCGCCGTTAGCCTTCACATGCCAATACCGGCGAATGCCGGTTACAGGGTCTTCGTCAAACAGTCGCTTGGTCATGCCAGCCTCATGGGTAATGGGGCGACCGAAGCCGCCCCATTGTTATCATTAGGAGGTCGTAAGGTCGGCTACGACACCATGCGCAGCCTCGTTCATGACCTTCAGGCCGAACTCGCCAATCAGCATACCCTTTTCGGCGTCACCGGTTTTCGCCAGTTCGACGCGCTGGATCGGGCGCAGGTAGCAGACCGACGCATACTCGGGATCAAGAACCCAAGCATCACGGGCGCGCTGGAAGCGGTTGGGAACCACTTGCAGGGTGCCGAAGTCCGACATGTAAACATCGGCTGCACCGATGATCGTGGTCGGGCTGTCGGACGGTGCCTGATAGCGCTGGGCAGCGATGCCGGTGAAGGCCGAAACCGCCTGCTTGTTGAACGCACCAACCATCAGGATCGACGGGTTGCCGCCCGAGGTCCAGGTCTGCTGCATCACGTCCTTCAGCATCGCCTCGGTAAAGGCGCGCTGAGTGCCGTCGGTGCGGGCATCGGTGCCGTCGCCGGTCGGGGCCGCGCCGCCAGAGCCAACGCTGTCGTTGGTGGCAATCCATGCGCCCAGACCAGCGGTCTCAGGGGCGGTGGAGGTGTTGCCAGCAACGCGGG